AAGTCCTCGAAGTCCGACAAGTACGAGGTCAAGACAAAGTTGATGCTGGCGACGGCGCTGGACACGACCACTTCCTCCAGCACACACCACCCGCCCACCTCGCCCACGCGGAATTTCCGGTTGGTTCCGGCGCCGGTGCTGCCGGCGACGTAGGCGGAAGACGGCGGATTGTCCGTCGTCGCCAGCGCGTTCACGTCGGAAAACGCCAGCGCCGTCCCGTCCTGCCGCTTGTAGGAGGTGCACACCCAGTTGCCCGAACCCAGCGACAGAAACTCCGCGGTGTCGTTGGCGACCGTCGCGATGTTGGCGCCGCCCGGCAGGATGAGCGAAGTCGCGTTGTGCGTAAGCGTGAGCGCGCCGGCGAAGCGCAGGGATCGGCGGATGCCGGCGGCGGCGGTGCCAAGGCCGGTGATCGTCGTCGTGCCGGTGATCTGCACGCTGTTCGCGGCCGCCGCGCCGATGTTCACGGTGGCCGCGCTGGCGAGCGCCACCTCCGCCGCCTCGTTGAAGGCGGCGCCGCTCATGCTCTGCGTCGCCGTGAAGCTGTTGGCGACGTCCGTGCGCGCCGCGTTCGCCGGCAGCGAGCTGTTGTTGCGGCTCAAGACGGCCAGATAGATCGTCAGCGCCTCGTTCTGCAGCGCGCCGCTGTCCCAGGTCACGGTGACGGTAGTGTTCGTAGCGAACGCGCTGGAGGCGATGGTGCCGTAGATGGTGCCGGTGAGCGTGCCGACGGCCCGAACGCGCCGCCCGGCGTGATAGGCCGCGGTCACGTTCGCGCCGCTGACGGAGAAGCTGGCGGCGGAGCCGTAGGCGATCGCGTGCGACCCATCGCCGTCGCCATAAATCACCCACTCCGCGTCATTGTACCACTCGCGGATGTCGGCCTGGAGCTGGCGCGCGCTATCGTTCACCTGCGAGGGCGCCATGCCCTCGGGGAACAGCGCGGTATTGTTCGCGGGCGTCGTGCTGTAGTCTTTCAGTCCGGGCATGGGATTCCCTCTCCACCGGCGCGCCGGCACCGGCAGTTCCGTTCGGTTCGCGTTGTCGTAGGGGCCTAGATGAACTCGCCGATCAGGCCGCCGATGGCGTTGATGTAGTCCACCGGGCTCGGCCCCGGCGCCGCCGTGGTGATGGTGCTGCCGGGCGCGCCGCCGATGAGCGACGCATAGGCGTTCAGCTTCTCCAGCGGCATGTTCTGCTGGAAGTTCCAGCGCGCCATGTCGGCGTCGATCAGGCTCTGCGCATAGGCGCGCCGCGCCTGTCCGGCCTGCAAGAGCGCGCCGATGTCCTGATAGTCCAGCGCCGCAAGCTGAGGCGCGAACTGCGCCGCGTTCGCCTGCAGGCCGCGCTCGAACTGATAGTTCTGGAACAGCTGCGGCGTCAGCGCGCCGGCGATGCCCTGGGCCACCTGCCCCGCATGGGCGCCGGAGCCGTAGCGGCCCGCCGCCGAGAACATGGCGTCGATGCCCGGCTGCACCTGGGCGCGCACGGCTTCGCCGATGGCGCCGACATAGGGATTGCCGCCGAGAAACTGCCCGGCCAGCGCCGCCTGCGCGTACTGGTTGGCGAGCGCCGCGCCCGGGCTGCCCGCCAGGCCGCGCGCCGCCATGGCCTGCAGGCCCATCTGCTCCTCGGGCGCCAGGGACGCCACGCTCTGCCCCGGATACCATTGCGGGACCGTCGAGCGATACCAGTTCGCCGCTTCCGGCAAGATGCCGGGAATGTTCTGCTTGGGATCGCCGAGATAATAGGGAATCGCCGGCTTCCAGGGTTCGTTCTGCGTCACGCTCGTCTGATTGCCGCCACCGCCGCCAGGCATGTTCACAGCTCCTTGCTCAGTTCCACATGTGTCGCGCGCCAGCCCCGAAGCTTGCGCTCCCATCCGCGCCGGCCGCACATCTCCATGGTCGCGCAGCCGTTGGCGCGGGCCCAGTCCTCGATCTCTCCTTGCAGATGCTGCCAGCGGTCGAAGCCCTCGCCGGCCAGCAGCAGATAGCGGCAGCAGCGCCGCCGCGGATAGTCGAGCAGCTCGGTGATCGCGAGGCCGACGATGCAATCGCCCTCGCGCACCAGCCAGAGCTGCATGTCCCGCGCCGCAATGCCGCGCCGGTAGTCCTCCGCCGCATAGCGCCCGCCGCCATGCTTCAAGGCCCGCTCGATCAACGGCGCGGCGACCGGCCAAATGCTGGACACAAGACGCGCCGGGACAGGGTCGAGCCACGCACCGCGCCGGCCCGCGGCACCCTCATTGGCCGCCGCGCGCAGCATGGTCAGACGCCGTGCGAGCCGACGCCGCCCATGCCGCCGTAGGCGCCGCCGCCGCGCGGCCCGCGGTTGCCGGGACCGGGACCGGACGATTTGCCCTGCTTGTGCCCTTCGGCGCCGGCGCCGGGGGATCGACCGATCGCGGCGGCCTTGCGCGCCTCTCGGAGCACGGCCGCTCGCTTGGCATGAACATTCGCAGGGATCATCTCGTTCTCCAGCGCCCGGATTGCGGCGGCCAGATCGGGAAACTGCTTGGCCAATGTGCCGATGTCGGCATATCCGGCGAAGTCGGGCGCCGGCGAGCCGACAAGGTCGGGGAACGCCAGGTGCCCGATACCTTGCACCGCCGTGCCCAACAGACCTTTGATTCCCATGAGGCCGCCCCCGAAATCGAACGCCTTCAACACGTTCTCCGCCGTGAGATCGGCGATGCCGCTACGCAGGTGGTCGGCAGCCTTCATGCCCGCGACATCGCTGTTGCCGCCTTCGCCGCCGCCGCCGAACTGCGCGGGCGCAAACGACCGTCGGCCCTGCCCTTGCATCCGCTCATACAGCGCCATCGCCGTCTGCGGATCGTCCAGCATCTGCCGGAACTGCGCCGGCGAGAGGCCGAAGCGCCGGCTCAGGATCAACGGGTTCATGGCCAGCAATTGCGCGCGCCAGGCCTCGATGTGCGGCGGCAGCGCAAATGCCGCCGGCGGCGCCACGGGCGGGAGCGGCACCGGCTGCGGCAGCGCATAGGGTTGCAGCGGCACGCCGGCAAAGCGCTGCGCCCCGCCGAGCGCGGCCGGAATCGCCGGCATCGCCGGATGGCGGTAACCGTTCGCCGGCAGGCTGCCGGGCAGTCGTCCCATCAGCATATGTCCTCCATGTCCGTCGAAGCGCGCCCTCAGCCGAGGATCGCGTAGTCGAAGCTGCGGTCGGCGACCGCGCTGTTGGCGTGGGTCAGGGTGAAGCTGCCCTTGGCCTTGGCCGAGGTGTGGATCGCGCCGGCGGCAAGCTCGGCCGCGGCGCTCGCCGTCGTCGGCCACAGCAAAATGCGGCTGCTGCCGGAGGCGCGCGGGTCCGCCACCACGGTGGATCCCGCGCCGACCGCCAGCGTCACCGAGCCGCCGACGTTGAGGCCGCCGACCAGCATCCGGTTCACCACCTCGGAAATCTCCCGCGGCGTCCCGCCGTTCACCGGCAGGCCGCGAAAACCGCTCTGCGACGCCATGTCTACTGCCGTCCCGCCGGCGCGGCGTCGATCTCGTCCACGCCCTGCAGGTGGCCCCAGCTCTGGCCCGCCGGCATCTTGATGCGGGCGCGGAAGTAACGGCCGGACGCGCGCTGCGGACAGAGGCCGCGGTCGTTCTGCGTCACCTCCGGCCCCCATTGCACGGGATCGACGACCCGGCCGCGCGTGCCGATCGCCACGCTCGGCGTGCCGCCGTCGACCAGCGGTCGGAGGCCGCGAACGAGCGCGCGCTGCCCCTCGATCAACTGCGCCTCGCCGGTATCGACAGTCGCCGCCATCGGCTGCCCGTTGAAGAACCCCGCCCGGTTCGCGGTCGAAAAGCCCGCCAGCAGCAGCCGTCCGGCGCCCGACCAGGCGCGGCTGTCGAGCGAGAAGGGCAGCGCATCCAGGTTCGTGGTGATGCTGTCCAGCCCCTCCAGCGTGTAGCTCGCCTGCGAGGCGCCCTGATGCAGCAGCGCCATCGCCTGCTCAGCGCGGCTCCAGCGGTCGGCCTGCCAGTTGTAGATCAAGAGGCGGTTCGGCGTGCCGTCGGCGCTGCCGGACCCCGGATAACTCACCACATAAAGCTTGTTCACGGGATCGACGGCGCTGCTCACGCGGTAGAGATAGCTCTGGTTCACGTCGTTCCAGAAATAGCGGTCCACCTTGTTGTGGCCGATGCCCCGGAGCTGCTGTGCGCCGGCCAGCATGTAGAAGCCCTCGTCCGACAGGAAGAACGCCATGTCCTCGTAGCGCGCCACCGAGCCTTCCGCCGGCGTGCCGATGCCGCGGGCGATCTCGTCGAACTGGAAGATCAGTGGCACGCCCACATAGGTCATGCGCTTGATCGAGCGTTCCTGGAACACGACGCCGTATTCGCCGCCCACCAGCCCCATCACATAGCCGCCGTCGGGCAGGTCCTGGAAATCCGCCTGGGTGACCTGCGACGAGGCCCAGGTCTCCGCGTTGTTGATCCCCGACCACTGCACCCGGTTGACCGTCGCCGCTATGCGACCCATGACCGTGAAGTCGCGTACCGTCGCGATCAGTCGCCCGACCGGCGGCGAACCGCCGAGGGCGCCGAAGTTGGTCGAGCTGCCGATGGTGAATTTCTGCGGCGCGTCCGTGCCGTTGACGGCGATCACGAGATCGCCGAACTGCGTCATCGACCAGCCGCCGTCAACGGGCGTGACGTAGGGGCCGCCGACCGCGCGGCTGACATCGAGCCAGTTCACGCCCGAGCTGTCCCATTTGTAGAGCTTCGTGCCGTCGCCGGCGAACTGGGCGATCGTGCCAGCGACGCCACGGGCATAGATCGCGCCCTGCACGCGGCCGGCCATGGCGTTGCCCTGTTCGGCGAAGGCGGGCAGCGGCCGGTAAGACGCCGCGTCGGGAATGACGTTCAGCGCCTCCAGCGCCCCCGGATTGGCCGGCGCCGGCAGATCGGGAAGCCAGGGTCCGACGGGGATCATGTTCGACGATCGCCTCCGCGTTCAACCATCGATCCAGGGGCCGGCCGCCTTGCCGGCCTCGGTCCATGCGCCTGACGCAGTGCTGACACCTTTCCACGAACCACTCGCTGGCGCGGCGGCGCTCCATCCGTCGACGGCCGCGGCCGCCGGCATCCAGTCATCGGCGACCGGCCCGATCGCGGACCAGGTGGCGCCGGCACGCCAGAACAGCAATAGCACTACGGTCATGCTCCTCATTTATGGTGCCGTGTAGCCGCTGACGGCCACGGTGCAGGCGATGGCGGCGCTGGTGGTCACCGTTAGCGCCGTGTTGGCTGCCAGCTTCATCGGCACCCTCAGGTTGCGGCTCGCGCTCTGGCCGGCCGCCGAGCCGTAGAAACGATGCTTCAATACCGTCGTGCCTTCCTCTAGCGTTACTGTCACCGTGCCGTTCACGGCGACGTAGATGTCGGTGATGTATAGCGACAGGCCCGCGCCGGGCGCGGCCTTGACCGAGGTATCGGTCTGCGCCGCGGTGAATTCGCTCGCCGCGTGCCAGATGCGCGGCGGATGCGGATGGGTGTAGAGCGCGCCGTCGCGCGACACGACCAGCGAGGTCTGGTCGCCCTCGGCGCTGACCTGGTTCGCGGGCGCGGTGTCCTCGGGCGTCTCGGATACGCCAGCCATGATCGTGGGGTTGCCCGACGCCACGGCATCATGGGCGTTCGTCCCCTGCGGGCGGACGCGCAGGAACCCCGAGCCGTCGAACAGCAGCGGATGATAGTCGCCGTCGGTGGAAACCGGGGTCACGGCGGCGTCGCTGCGCACCCCCAGCACCAGCACGCCCACATCGCCGGTGGCGTGCGGTGCATCCTCCGCCTTGCCCAGGTTGGTCGCGCCGGTGCCCGGCGTGACGCTCGTCGTGATGCCCGCGATCGAGCCGACCGTGTTGGCGCCGGCCGGCAGCGACGGCAGTGTCAGCACATCCACATCGCCGATGTTGTTCGTACCCGCCGGCAGCGCCGCCGCCAGCGACACGCTGCCGTCCACGGTCAGCGAGCCGCCATTGTCGGTCACCGGCTGCGCCGTGGCGCCCGTCGGATCGGTGCGCAGCGGCGCTGCGACGACACCGACCTCCGCGCCGGCGGCGCTGCGCAGGTTCGCATGCAGCGCCCGCTTCGCGGTGATGCGGATGGCCGCCGCTTGGTCCTCGGCGGGATCGGCGCCGGGTGCGTCGTTGAAGACGCCGCCGATCGGCATCACCGTGCCCGAGCCTTCGGTGAAGCCGGACTTGTCCGCTTGGCCGGCTCCGCTGCCGCCGCCGAAACTGGTGACCTGGTTGCCTGCCGCGTCCACGATAGCGACGGACAAGGCCTTGTCGGCGCCCACCGCCGTCGTCTTGAGCGGCGCGGCGCTGTCAACAGCGGAATCCACCAGCTTCACGCGTTGATAGTGGACGCCGCCGATCTCGTCGCTGGCGATCAGCGGATCGCTGCCGCTGCCGGCCGGGGTTTGTACGTTGTCGGCCATGAGTCATGCCACCTGGATTTCCGCCGGCCGCGCGGCGGCGGTGGAGCCGGACCATTTGCCGCGGTCGTCGGCATCCTGCAGCCTTTTCACGGCGAGCTGATAGCGTTGCTCCCACTGCGGCCAATGGGCGTCGTCGCCCAGATAGGCCGCGGCTTCCGCCAGCGCGCCAAACAGATAGACATCGGGCGCGTTGGCCAAGAGCCAGTTGCTGGGCGTCGAGCCGGACAAGGCATCGAACCGCTTCCAATAGACCATCTCGGCGGCATAGGGAGCATCGGGCGCCGGCGCCAGCTCGATCTCATCATCGGCGATGGCGAACAGGCGCGGCCGGCCTGATGTTGCGCCGGCCCGAGTGCGGTCGATGAGTTCCGGCGCGACCATCTCCAGCGCCAGCGGCGGACTGCCGGCGATCTGCAGCGCCCGCATTTCCAGGAACCCCGCGGGCAGGGCGACGAACTGCGTCTGCAAAGTCGCTGTCGCCCGCGTTTCCATCGCCCGCAGGCGCAACTCCCGGTTCACCCGCGCCTCGCACAGCGCGATCCAGTCGGGGATCACCGCCGCGATCAGCCCGTCGCCGGGCCGGCCAAGCCAGTTGCCGATGGCCGTCTGCAGTTCGCCGTAGGTCGAAAGGGCCATGGCTACTTCTTCAGGTCCAGGGTGACGGAGAAGGTAAAGGACGGCGTGGTGCCGGAGATCCCATAAGCGATGCGCAGAAAGCTGCCGAGATTGCCGAGCTTCAGGATGTCGCGGCCCGCGGCCGTCTTCGCCGCGAAGGCGGTGTGGGCGAACCAGGCGACGCCGTCGGCCGAGGTCTCCACCGTCGCCGTCAGCGACGGCGTTGTGCCGGAGACCGCCGTGATGTCGAGCAAGACATTGCCTTCGCGAAATCCTGCCGGCGCGCTCGTCCCCTCGCCCTGTCCGCTGGCGGTCCGCGCCGCCGACGGCAGCAATGTGACGGATCTCGATGTCATGGTTCCCTCCTACAATTGTCCGGGTGCCGTGCGCAGGTGGCGCCATTCGCTGCTGTTGAGCAGACGCTTCACCGCCGGCCAGTGGTCGCGGTTGAAGACGTCGACGCCGTACTCCCGGCGCCATTTCAGGATGACGATGTCGGGAATCGTCGCCGCCCGGCGCATCTCCCGCGTCGCCGACCAGCCGCGATCGTCGGCGTTCTGCTGCGCCTTGTTGGACTCCAGGATCGGCGCCACGTCCTGCACGGTCTCGATCACCGTGCGGTCCGTCGCCGGGTCGTAGTGATGGTATTCCGCGACCCCGCTGAAGGAGTCGCGGCCCAAGAGCCGCCGCTGCATGGATGTCTCCGCAATGGAAAAGGCCGCGGAGCTGTTCCGCGGCCTCGTTGCCTTTCGCTCCGGGGCGCCGCCGTTCCGGCGCACGTCGTCGAGCGTGGAATTACTATGGCACTATTTTTTCCAGAAAGTCAAGGACTATTTTTCTTGGCCGGGAAAAAGGATGAATCCCGGCGGCACCTGCGCCGTCAACCATACGCCGTTGGCGCTCAGGAAGAACTCGTGGCCCGCCGCGGCCATGCGCCCGGCCGCCACGGTCAGCACCACCGCCTCGCCGCGCCGAGCGCCGACGCGAACCGCCGTCGCCGCGTCCGCCGAAAGATGCACATGATGGCGTTGGCCGCGCCGCAGCCCCTCGGCCCGGATCGACGGCAGGAAGCGCGCCACCGTGCCGTGATAGAGCCGTTCCGGCGGCGTTGCCGGCGCGTAGCCGAGATCGACCGCGACGCTGTGGCCCTGGGAAGCGCGGATCATGCTGCCGTCGGCGCTGAAGGCAAAGCGTTGCTTGTCGTTGCCGGCGACGATGGCCGCGAGCTCCGCCCGGCCGAGGGGCCGCCCGTGCCGCGCCAGCGCCGCCAGCAACTCCTCGACGGCGACCCATCCGCCCTCGCCCAGTGCCAGCCCGACCGCCTCCGGCTTGTGCCGCAGGATCAGGCTGAGGAACTTGCTGATTTGCATGTCTGTTCGTGTCATCTCGGTCCCCGGCGCTCGGCCGCCTATCGGCCCCGGCGCATCCGCAGGACCGCGATGACGCCGCGCCGGAGAACCATGCAGCCGAGAGGAACAAGCATCATCGCGGTCATCTCGAAGTGTCCGACAACGAAGTCGCGATACAGCCCGGCGACCATGTAGGCGGTCATGACGATCACGAGGAGGCCCGTGAACACCGCCGCAATGACGGCATCGCCGAACCAATCCCATTGCCGATCGAGGCCTTCTGAAGCGTCGACCGCCCCGTCTCCGTTGCCCGCCCGCCGAGGAAGAAGCGCGGCGCGACAGATGACCAGAATATACAATGTCAGTCCCATCGCGAGCCAGGGATACAGAAGCCAATGTTCGTCCGACGACCGGGCGAGATCGACCAGGCTCACGAGCAGAATGTCGATCGTCGCAGCTACGCCGGCCGACAGCGTTGCCCAAGCGATCATCCAGTATGGCAGTTTCGACGGCCTCGACTCCACTCCGGCCCTTGCCAGCGACGGCAGGCGCGCCCGCCGAGCGCCGAGGCCCCGACGCAGGAGCCCTCCGAAGAGAAGCACGAGAGCCAGCGGCACGTACAAGAAGAGATACGCCGGAACGCAGTCGACCCATTTCTCGCCGACATAGGCATTCTTGTTCCAGAACATCCGGTCCAGTTCGACGTAAACCGCCCGGCTCACGATCGCCAACGTCGTCCATGCCAAATGCTCGAGCCAGGGCGCCGTCTCGACGCCCGCGCGACCCGCGCCGTCGGCGGCTGCGTTCATGGCGCGCCCGACGGCCGCCGGCGTGACCGCCAAGCCGAAGCTGCCCGGCGCCGACAGAACGTGCAGAAGGCCGGCACCAGGATGGCTGCGGTGATCTCCCGCGGCTCGAGCATGTACGCGGGAACCATCGAGAAAGCGACGACCAACAGCGCCATCGACAGGAGGTCGCCGAGCGCCGCCGCGATGGCCGCGGCGCCGAACCAGTCCCAGAGCGCATCGAGGTCGTCCTCCGTGCCGGATGCCGCGCCCCTTTCCCGGGCGGTCTGCGGATGACAGAGCATCCTGGCCGACGAGACGACGTACAGGGTCAGCGCCATCGCTTCGCAGTTGTACAACAGCCACCGAAGAGGCAGTTCGGGAAGATCCACGAGCGCGACAATCAGGACATTGACGGCCAGCGCCGACAACGCCGCCTGCGCCACCTGAACGGCCACCCAGGGTGGGAGAACGGCACGTCCCCGCCGACCGGCGATCGCGGCGGCCGAGACCGGGCGCCTCGAACGGATATCGGCGGCCTGCCGGGCGAGCCAGCCGACGATCTGTACGAACGCGAGCGGCAGGAACACGATGAAGCAGGCGGCAGCGTAGTACTCGGCTCGCTCCTCGGGCCTCCAGCTCGCGCCCGTCGCTCGGACGACGAAATCCCAGGCGACCGCCGCGAAGATGGTCCACAGCAAATGCTCGAAGGCGAGCGTCGCTCCGAACCTTGCGCGATCGGAGGCTTGAAGGCCAGCGCTCACGGAATGTCACGCCTGTGCTGTCGCGGTCCGGCCTCGCCCCAATCGATGCGCTCCAGCCGCAAGCCGCCGTTCTCGCCGATGACCAACGACCCTGAAACCGGCGTCGTCCACCGCGAGAAAGTGCGGTACGGCTTGCCCACGTTCCAGTCCTGCAGCGCAACACCTTCTTCCTGCGTGAACTCCCACGGTACTACGGATTCGCTCGCCGGCGCATAGAACGAATCCCTGCCGTCGTTCTCGAAGGCGAATCTTTCGTCGAAGTTGTGCTCGACATTGCCATTGAAGGCGATACGGTTTCCGCGGCGCTGAAAGGTCAGGCCCGCGTCGCTGCGAAGCATGGCCTCGCCGGTCATGCCAAAGAGATTGGCATCCGATGTCAAGTCGTGGATGTGAGTCGCCTGAAACCCAAGATCGCGACGTGAGTATGGGAACCGCGTGTCCCAATGACTGCCTCGATGCAGCGTTTGACCGTCCTTCATGCCAAGCAAGTCGGCCTTGATATTCTCGAGCTTGCTGTCGATGAGTCCGTATCCTTCGACCCCGCCGAGCGGCTCCCTAGGATGCGTCGCCAGTATCCAATTCTGGATGTACTTCTGCACTTTGCTCTCGGCTTTTTGAACAACGGGAAAGCTGCGGAACATCTGCGGGGCGTACTCGATCGGCCGTCCCTCTCCGTAGATGAAGTGCTTCATGGCGGCCGCTCCGACGTCCAAGCCCTGCTTTTCCACGTCGTTCGCAATCGCCATGAACTTGTCCGCAGTCGGCCTGACCTCCGGCACCGGCGGCGGCAGCGGCAGTGGCTCGGCATCGAGCTTCCCTTGCGCTCCTGGCACAATTCCTCGATCCATCGGCCGATCGTCGCCCACGGCCGGCGAGATGAAGACCGCCCGAACGATGGCGCCAATGTCCGGCCGATCGAACCCGCCGACGGCGCGGTCCATGCCGCGGCGTAGCCGCTGCGCCAGCGGCTCGCTCACATTCTCCGGTCGCCTGTACAATGAAAGGTCGGGGCCGACGAAGTTACGGTTGCGGTCGAAGCGCCCGGTGCGGCGAAAGTCATACTGCTCATCGTCGGGCGCGACCTCGGCACTTCGATAGAGGCGCGGGTCGATCTGCTGCGCGAATGCGAGACTCTCCGCGCGGCTCCGCGGTCCATGCTTCAGGAACGCAAGCCCCGCATCGTCCAGCGCCTCGCGGAAGGAATTCACCACGGGGTCGGGCAGTTCGCCGTCGGCTTGCGGGGTGGTCGCTTGCGAGTGGATCGGCCATCGCATCGTCTTTGGTTGTTCAGCGACTTCGAGCGGCGGCCGCTGTCGGCCAAGTCGGAGAAATTCTGCGATAAGTCCTTGCGGCTCGCGCGGCGGCGGCGCGCGGAATTCGGGCACGGCCGGCCTCGGCTCATGCGGTTGCCGGAAGGGTTCTCTTCCCATGGGGAAGCTTCTGCTCCGGAAGTATGTCATTTGTCGGTTCTCCCTGTGAAAGATTGCGGCGCGGCGCACCGCCGGGACCGCGTGGCAAGTCCGCGATCGGACGAAAGAAAAGGAGCGGGCCTTGCGGCCCGCCCCCAAGTCACTCCCGCCTTACGGCGTCGTCAGGTCGGCGACCACGCCGGAGGCGGCCTGCTGCTTGGCGCAGAGGGTATACTCCACCAGCAGTTGGCGCTTTTCGGAATCGCCGGTCTTGGCCAGCTCGATCTGCTGGAACGGCCGCAGGTAGGCGACGCCCCAGTACTCCATGTCCAGCACCAGCGCCGAGCGGTCGCGCGAGAACCGCGAGGCATAGATGCGGTGCTCGCCGAAGTCGCTGACATAGACGTCGGCCCCGGCGATGATGGTGGCCTGCTTCGCGCCGGCGTTCTCGCGATATTGCGTCGCGATGCCGGTGAAGGTGGATCCCACCGCCTTGTTCTTCGGCCCCACGATGACGGTCGCGGGATCGCCGCCGTTGGCCCAGCAGGACTGGATGACGTTCTTCAGCAACGCCTCCGTATAGGCCCGCTGGGTGCCGTCGGTCGCCGCCGAGACGATGCCGGCGGAGAAGCCGCCGGAGGCGCCGCCGGCGCCGCGGCTGACGTTCGCGGTGAGCCACGCCTCGACCGAGCCGCTGGTGCGCGCGACCGCCGAGCTGCCCTGGGCCGAGGCCTGGTTGCCGGTCAGGACGAACTCCATGTCGCGCTTCAGCTCCTTGGCGCGCTTGGCGATCTGGTAGGAGAGCTCGGACTTGCGCCCGGCCTTGTCCACCGATTCCTGCGTGCCGGAGACCACCACGGTCTTGTCGGAGATCTGCGTGTAGTTGCCCACCCGCTGGGTGGGCGTCACTGCATCGAAGGTCGCGTCGTCGCCCTCCACCACCGCGTTCTGGCCGGCGGTGGCGAGCGCGTCGGTCTGCCATTCATGGAACGTGTTCTTCGCCTTCAGCCGTTGCGCCATGGAGAGGAACGGCGTCTGCGTCGGACTGATGTTGTAGATGACGTCGCTCAGGTCGTCCTTGTTCCCGATCGCGTCGTAGGAATCGAAGGTGTTCGTCGGTTGTGCCATGTGGCTGTCTCCTTGTGAGGTTGTCGAATTTCCGACCGACAGTGTCGGCCAGCATGGAGCAGTGCCGCGGGCTGTACCGCTGGTGCGGAGCCACGAGGCCCGCCGGACGGCGGCTCTTGTCCGGCTTGGCCGGGAGCCGACGCCGCAGGCCGCGGCGTAGAGGTCAGGTTTCGGTCGAAGCGGCGGGCCGCCGGCACTTGGCCGGACGGCAGATCGCCGCGGTCGTCAGAGTCGCTGTGCCGGCCCTACCGCCGTCGGCAGTAGTCCGCGCCCAACAGCAGGATCGCCAGCATAAGCAGCAGAAAGGGCGTCGTCGCGACCGCGAACGGCGCGACGCCGATCAGCGCGTATCGCGGCAGCGGCAGGACCGCCATCGCGCCCAAGACCGCGGCGACCAGCATCGCGCTCAACGGCATGGCCAGCAGGCAGTCGAAGGCGAAATCCCGGCGAACGGTCCGGTAGCGCAAGTCGGGATCGTCGGACCGCAGCGGATTGACCTTGTCGTCCAGCCGCCGCACCCGCCGACGGAGCCAGGCCGCCAGCGGCAGCGGCGCCATGGTGACGACCATCACGATCGGCTCACGACGCCATAGCGCCGCAGGAAGTAGCCGAGATCGCCGGCCGGCACGTCGGGGTCCGGCGGATTGGCGGCCTCCGCGTTCAGCATCCCCGCGATCGCCAGACCGAGGATGACGGCACAAGCGGCGTAGGCGACATGGAATCGGCGCCGAACGGACCTTGCCGATCTTTCGCAGATATCCTGCGCCATATGCTTGCCCTCTTACAGCATCGTCTCGATCAGTTTCGCCGCGTCCTCGGTGCTGCCGCTGCGCGAGAGCCGCTTCATCAGGCTGGCGCGCCGCTCGCCGGCGCCGCCGCGCCGCTCGGGTGCGGCGCCCGGCGCCTGCACCCGCGCCGCCGCCAGCTTCTGCCGGCCCTTGGCGGCGCCGGCCATGAGGCGGTCGTAGAGCATGGCCTTGCGCGCCAGGATGAAGTCGCGGTGGTCGACGAGGCGGGCGATCTCCGCCGCGCGATAGCCGGCCTCGCCGAGATAGCGGGCGAGCGCCGCCGCCTCCCGCGGCCCCTGGACCGGATCGGCCATCTCGGGCACGCGGTCGGTCAAGGTCCGCTTTTCGGCCGCGATGAAGCCGCGCTGTTCGGCCGCCGTGCGCTGCTGCTCGATCGTCGCCGCCGCGGCCGCTTCCGCCTGCGCCAGCTCCGCGCCCTGCAACTGCTGCGCGAGCGATTCGTAAAGCGCCCGCGCCTGGGCGTGGACCGCCGGCTGCTGCGCCGCCAGCTGCGCCCAGTCGAGGCCGGCGAAGGCCGCGAGCTGCGCCTGCAGCGTCGGGATCGCGCCCGCCGCCTGGGCGGCGACGCGCTGGCGCTCCTCGGCTGCCGCCGCGCGCTCCGCCTCGGCGTCGGCGCGCAGCTCCTCCAGCTCGCGCCGCTCCTCGGCGAGCCGCATGGTCTTGCGCGTGTAGTCGCTGCCGCGCTGGTAGCCCTGGATCAGCTCGCGCAGCGGCACCTCGAAGCGCTCGCCGTCCACTTTGACGGCATAGCGCGGCTCGTCGCCGGCCGCTTCCGCGCCGTCGGTCTCCGCGGTCTCGGCGTCCGCTTCCGCCGATTGCTCATCGTCCGGCGACGGATCGGCGGCCTCCGCCGGATCGGTCTCGCCGGCGGGTGCTTCGGCGCGCCGTCGCCGGTCCTCGAGCCGCTCGATCGCCGCCGCGGCGGCGGCAAGCGTGGTGTCTTCGGGTGCGGTTGCCGTTTCCGGCGTCGCTGCGTCGGTCATGGTCGTGTCCCTTTCGTCGGTTGATTTCACAAGGTCAGTAAGACAAAATCCGCTCGTCCTTGCGGCGGGCGGATGTCATCGGCGCGGCGTCATGGGCTCCGAGGACGCCACAGCCAATGCTCCAGCAGTTTGCGAGCCAGGATCGCGAACGCCGACATGCTACGGCAACCGATGCCGCGGGCTTGCCGCGGGCAACAGATCGCCGGCGGTCTGTAGCCTATACGTTGTAGACTGCGAGGTAGAGGATCTCTCCCATCCAGCGCCAGTCGGGCTGCTGCGGATCCGGGAGCCCTTGGTTGCGGCAGTATCCTCTGAGGTTGTGCAGGGCACCCGTCACGCCGAAGAGGAAGTCCGGTGCCGCGGCTTCCTCGAACAGTCCGTCCAAGTAGGCGTTCCCCAGCATCGTGGCAAAAGCCGCGAGGTCTTCTCTCGTCCGAATGTTCCGGACTCTCTGATCCAGCGCTTCGAAAAGCGCCGCCTTCTCCGCCTTTGATAGCTTGCTCTGCCTAGGCATGGCTGTTCACTCTCATCCAATTTGATGACGATCGACATTCCATCATCCTCGGTTGTACTTTTCCGTTTGATCTCACCCAGAAGCCCATTGGCCGGAACCTTGCGATACCGCACGGGCACACCGGCCTCCCGTGCCGCCACCAGGCGCCGGTGATCCAGCGTCCAGACCTTTCCGTCGATGACTGTAACCCGAATCTCCGGAATATTCTCCGGCATCGTGCGGCCGGAGCGTAGCGCATCGATCGTGCTCACAAGACTGCGCCCCTCCATAGCGTCGGGCTCCCTCTTGAAACGCCGACCGATATTGTCCTGCATCGTTCGTATCCGCGACGGGTCGACCGAACCCCGCAACGGCAACGTCGCAAACTCCTCCGCGGTCATCGGGTTCCTTGCGTAGGAGACCTCCGGCAGCCGGTAGCCGGATTGGCCCGGCTGCTCTCGCCGGCCCGGGACGTTGCCCGGGGCGACGGGGCGGACGGGAATCGGCTCGTACCCCAGCGGCCTTGCACTCGCGGCGGCGAGCCCGGCAAGCATCGGCGCCATTTGCGCCGCCGCGCGCCGGTTCTCGCGCAAGCGCTCATCGCCCCGGTCCGCCATGTAGGCGGCGGCTTCCTCCTGCGTCAGGTCGCCGGACAGATAGTCCGAGAAGATGTAGTGGAACCAGTTGAGCGTTCGCGGCTCGCCGGCAAACAGCCTATCGATGTCGAGGCGCGCATCTTGGACCGCCGGCTCCGAATCCGGGTCCGTGCTCACGAGCTGGTCGATTAGTCCGGCGACATAGGGGTGAAGCTGGTTCGACGCCTCATCGACAATGACAGGAAATCTCTTGCCCGTGACGAAGTCGCGGCGTTCCAGGCGCCGGAAGTTTCGGACCGGCACGAAGTTCGACCCTCGATAGGCCGGCAACGGCCGCCGCGGCGAGCGTGGAGTCCTCGGGTGCAGTTGCCGTCTCCGGCGTCGCTGCGCCGGTCATCGTCGTCTTCCTTTCCGTCGGTTCAGTTGTGTGCGTTCACTTGGGCAGAAACCGTCCGCCCTTGCGGCGAACGGATGTCATCGGCGCGGCAAGGCGCGGCGCGCAGCGCACGACTCGCCCGTCGTTTCCCCTGACCGTCGATCCATCAAGATTCTTGAGCCGGCTCTACGCCTGCCGGTTCACCGGCCACCTCCGCAGCCGCCACCGCAGGTCCGGACTTGTTCAGCGGCATCGGCCAGAAGGAAGAATGCCATCAACCGAAGCGGATGACCGGCGGCGAGACCGGCCATCAATGCTTCGACGTCATTCCGGTGCTTTTCGGGCTGCGGCGTGATAGGCGCGCCAGCGCTTCGGCTCCGTCGGCGGCCCACCGAAGTCCTTGCCGTATTTCTCCTCGACCAAGCGGCACAGCGCCTGGTACTTCGGATCGGTCGGCATCTCCCAATCATCGCAGGGACGGAAATTGCACCAAAGCCTCCGCCGCTCGCCGGCGGCTTCGCCGTCGCGGCACCACTGCAGGGCCCAGTGCCCGACCCACGGGTTGCCATGCCGCTGGCCCTTCATAAGCACGACATCGCTCCCGAAGTTCAGCATGTTCGTTAGAGGCGTTCCGCCTTTCAGCTTGCCGATCGACATTCTCGACATGACCTTCCAGACGCGCTTGATGATGGACAAGTGCATCTTATGCCACGGATCGTTGGGGTAGTAGTGAGCGTTGACAGCGCCGGGACAGGGCGTCGGCGGATCGTAGCTGAGCCTGTCTCGATAAAAGCTCTTCGGCGTTTCTTCCCATTCCCAATCGCCGTGCCAGTACGTCATGCTGCGGTGAGCCGGCGACCCCTGCTCTTCAAGCCAGGTCCGATCTTGCGCGAACTCCTCTGCGATCTCGATAGGGCCTATGTACTCGGGAAAGACGATGCTCAGCGACGGTTCCCGGCTGGCCACAAGGCTCGGCACTTCGCGCCAGGTATGAATTCCGCCCTTCTCCAGGACATGGTCAAAAAACCTCACTCGCGGAAACTCCTGCCGCAGCGCCTCGGAGAAGATCGCCACGTCCTTCTGCAGAAAAATCACCTGCCGCCCGATGTTGCGACATCGCGATCGCCGCGGGTCAACCTCAGGATCCATTCGCCTCTCCTGACTTTGTTGCATGATACACTATTTAAGGTTGTAGCTCGCGTCAATGGTTCCATCGGTCGCGCGTTTGCTACTACGCGGCGCCATGCGGCTAGTCATCTTTGAGAATGCCATATGTCGACTCGAGGTTCCGAAGAAAGGTCTGCAGCAATCGGTCCTGCTCGTCCAACGTTGCCTTGCCGGTCTTCTGATCCCTGGTCATGGTATTGAAGTGGAAGTCACGTCTTGCTGGGTTCTCCATTGTTCGATCGATTCGCAGAGATCCGAGTCGGCCATCGACCGACTTGAGTTTTAGCAGTTCCTTGGCTGCAGCGGCAGCTGGATTGGGGACATATCGTTCCGGTGAGAGTCGGCCTTTGCTGTCGATACCTCCTGCCTTCCGCAGGTAGCCCATAACCCGCTCTCGAAGCTGAGTAATGCGCTCGATCTGGTCTTGGGTGCGCTTGTTTCCCCTGCTGCCCCCCAATACCGCTCGACCGGCGTCGGCGGACGGTAGCGCGCTTCGACTTCGCGCGGCTGCTGAGACCGAGCCGCTGCCCCCGGCAGCGGCTGCTGCGACCAGCCCTGCAGGGCGGCGAGCCGGGGGATGTCGGCGAGACGGGCGCGAATCTCTGCCCGCTGCTCCATGCCGCCCGGGGGCATGAACTTGCCGCTCGCGTTCTTGAAGTGGACCTGCCGGCCGCCCGGCAGCATGCCGCCGGCCGCCATGGCCCGCCAGTAGAGCTCGCCGATATCGGGCTCCGGCAGCGTTTTCAGCTACTGCTGCGTTTCCCACCAGTCGCGTACCCTGCCGTAGGCGGAGAACTTGTCCTCTCGCGTCAGGTCGTTCTTGTAGTAGACGACGCCGTCCGGCCCGACATAGGCGGCGGAAAAAATCGCAGGCCAGAGATAGCCGCCGTCCTGGAACGTCTTCTGGACATCCTCGTCGGCGCGGTCGCCGAGTTGCCAGGCGGTGGGATTGATGTGGTAAGTGGCGAGGAACCGCTGGCGCTCCTCCTGCTCCGTCAGCGTCGGCGGATTGCGCAGTTCGACATCCGCCCGCTTCGATCTCGTAGCCCCGTCGATCTCGCCGAGCGAGTGCTCGACCGTCGGAACGGCGAAGCCGCCGATGGCTTGTTCGTAGCCGCGCCGAATCTTGGCGCCAAGCTGTTCCTCGCTGTCCTCGTTGCGGACGTAAACTCGCCCGTCCGGTCCGACGAAGTGTTGCGACCGGTCGAGGTCGCCGGAGTCCTGGAACCGGAGTTGCGCCTGCCGCGACGCCAACAGTGCATCCAGATGCGCCAGCGGATTTACCTGCTGCGCATAAGCCAACCGCTCCGCTGCGCCGCGTGGACCGTGCTTGAGGAAGTTGCGGGAGTCGTTATCGAGATCGGGATACTGCCGGATCAGGTCATCCGGAAGGTCGTTCGACTCGTCCGGTCCGGTTGCCGCGGCAGTCTGCGCCAGCGTCCTCTTTGCTTCGCCGCCGGAATCCGCCACCTGGATGGCTCGCGGCCGGTCCTCGCTGCCCCACAGCTCCGCTGACAAGAGGCCGCCGACCGCCGGCCGGGTGTATCGGGAACGCCATCCTCCCCGCGGCTGAAAGCCGTACTGCACCGCAATCCTCCTGCAAAAAGAAAAAAGGCGGCGGCGCTCGCGCGCCCCGCCTCTGCCACGTCCGGGTCGTTCAGTAACGTGTTACGTCGCTACGTCTCGCTCGCCCGCTCGCCCGCTTCCGCCAGCGCCGCCAGGCGGCCGGTGGTCACGGCGTCTTCGAGCTCGCCCTGCAACTGGCGCAGCAGGCGCAGCGCGAGCCAGCAGCGTTCGCGGCCCGCCACATCGGTTTCGCCCGAGGTCAGCCAGGCGGTGCGCCAATGGGCCGCCACGGCCTCGAAAGCCTGCTTCAGCAGTGGGTCCTCCAGCAGCCGCCGCGCCTGCTCGGCGCGGCGCAGCTCGACGTCGCGTACGGTCATGGCAGGCCCGCCGGGCGCGCGAACGGCGCCAGCATCGCCGGGTCGATTCGCGGCGCCCCGACCGGCGGCATCCCGGCCGGCGGCGGCGTGCCCCTCATCGGCGGCATCGATTGCATCGGCAGCCCTTCCGCCATCGGCAGGGCGCCGGGGGCGGTGAAATAGGCATCGACGGATTTCAGGCCGGCGTTCTCCACCAGCTTCGCCAGGGTGTTGTAGATGTTGTCGAGTGTCACCAAAGGCCCGGCGACGCCGCCCTGCAGCTTGATCGCCTGCACTTGGATGCCCAGCAGGTTCTGCAGATGCGCCAGCATCTGGTCGCGGTTGCCGGTGCCCAGCCCGACATTGATGGAGAGATCCATCTGGGTGTTCCAGTTGCGCGGGTCCATGGGCACCCAGCGATTGCGCAGGCGGACGATGCGCGGCGCGTTCTGGTGCTTGCCGACGAGTTCGAGGATCTTGCGGAACAGGTCCTTGATGCCGGTCTCCGCGAACACGCGGGCGATCAGCTCCACCCGCTGATGGGCCGCCGCCATGATCTGGCTGATGCCGCTTGCGGTCTTGTTGAGGCTGTCCGCATGCAGGCCCTGGTTGTAGCGGGTGACGCCGGTGCGGCCCTCGCGGATGCCGTCCAGATATTCCAGCATCGGAAAGGCCTGCGCCGCCACCAGCGGCGTGTCCAGCGGCAGCACATGGCCCTGGCCGGGCATGGCGCCGCTCTTCAGGCGCACGATGCCGCCCGGCCGCGCCGTCAGCATGTCGTCCATGTTCACCTGGTCGCTGATGACGTGGCGGCCGTTGTTGCTGAGATAGAGGTTGTCCAGGATCTGCCGCAGGATGGTGGACTTGATGAGCTGCAGATCCATCACCAGGTCGGCCACCGACAGGCCGAAAAATCGATGCGGCATGACGATGGGCGTGAGCGAGACGAAGGGCAGCGGCCCGTCCCAGGCCTCGTTGTCCAGAATCTCCTCGCCCGCGCCGGCGACCGTCACCTTGCGCCGCTCGGCGATGCCGTCGCCGTCCCAGTCGATGCGGGCGTAGCATTCGGTCACCCAGACTTCGCGCATGGCCCGGTTGGCGCCACCGCCGGGCGCGACATCGCCGCTGTCGTCGAATTGGAAGCGCGCCCGCGCCTCGCCGGTCGGATCGTCCTCGGCCGCGTCGGGCAGCGCCTCGACGGCCTTGCGATCGTAGCCCATGGCCAAGAGCTCTGAGACCGTGCGCCGCACCCGGTGCGCCACGAACGCCGCCTCTTCGATGCCGCGCGCCCGCCTGGAGATCAGGAACTCCTCCGGCGGCACCGGCATGATGCGCACGCGCCCGCTGCGCCGGCGGCGCTTGACGGTGATGTCGTGATAGGTCGCGGGCCGCAGGATCACCGTGCCGGCGGCATTCACGCCGATGCGCTCGGCCTGGTACTCCCGGGTCTCCAGCGGCTCCACATCGGGATCGGCCAGTAGCATCTGCGCCTCTTCCGGCGTCTTGCCGCTGTAGGTCTCGCGCTGAACATCCTCCGTTTCCTCCCACCACAGCTTGGCGATGCCGTTCTTCTGCAGCAGCGCGTCCTTGAACAGGGTGTAGAGGATGAGAAAACCGGGATTGTCGCGGGTGAAGATCCAGTTGGCGTATTCGGTCGCCTGGCGCGCCGCCGCCTCGTCCTCCGGCCCGGTCGGCTCGTAGCGCACGACGTCGTCGCCGGCGGTGAAGATGCGCAGCAGCGACGGCAGGATCCATTCGATGGTGTCGGCCACGTCGGTGGAGACCACGCGGCTGCGCCCCTCCATCTCGTTGCCGAAGGGCAGGCCGAGATAGTAGTCCAGCGCCTTGCGCCGCTGCTCCGACAGCTCGCCGCCCGCATGGCCGACGGAATCGGCGATCTCGGCAGAAAGGATCGTCTTCAATTCGCTCTCGCTCATCTTGCTCATGGCGTTGCCACCTTCTTCGCCTTGGGTTTGCGCTTGCGCTTCCTCGCCAGCCGCGCCGCCAGCACCCGCAGCGTGGCCTCGGCCGCCGCGTGCCGCTGTTCGAGGTCGCCGAGGCGCTCCTCGAGCAGCCGCACCCGCCGCTCCAGATCGATGCTCATATGATCCACCCGTCGTCGTAACGAATCGGTTCCATCGGTTTCTCCTGTTCGGGCCGCAAGCCGACGGCCAGGTAGCGGAACGCATCGGCACCGTGGCTGCTCCAGTCATGGACCGGCACGGCGCGGAACGATCCCAGATGCATGTCGAAGCCGCGGCGGTAGTGGCGCAGCGCCTCCAGCCCGCGGGCGCATTTCCCGGCGTCGAACCAGCAGCGCGGCAGCAACATGCGCGCCGCCTGGATGCCGTCGTCCACCGACAGCCGCGGCAGCACGCGGCTGCGGATGCCCAGGCCCGCCAGCACTTCGAGCCGGCTCTTGCCGGTGCCGAGCTCGCTGATCGCCGCGTCGTGCGGCATCAGGTGCTCGCCATAGACATAGGGCCGCTCGCGGAGAGCGGCGGCGTAGTAGTCGAGGCCGACGCCGCTGCACTCCAGATAGTCGATCAGCCGCACCTCGTTGTTCACCTGCTGGCAGAACCAGACGGCCGTGGAGTCGCCGATGCCCAGGTCCCACGCGGTCGTCACCGGCACCTCCGGCCGCCAGGCCACGGCGCCGACCCGCCCCTCGCCTTCCGCCGCCGCCACCAGCTTGCCGTAGTAGCTGCCGGCCTGCGGCGCCTCGAAGGAGCATTCGAACTCCTGGGCGTATTCCTCCTCGCTCATCTCCTTGCGCGCCGCCGCCAGCTCCGGGTCCGGAATCACGCCGGTCTCGCTGGCGCGATAGATGGCGGTGAACCAGTCCTCGTCGCGCCGCGCCCGCTCGTAGAGTTTCCAGAAGCCGTTGCGGCCGCGCGGCGTGCCGATGAAGATGGCCCAGCCCCGCCGGTCGGCGAGCGCCGGCCGCAGGACTTCCGACCACACCCGCGGCTCCATCTGACCGTACTCGTCCAGCACGACGCCGTCGAAATAGAGGCCGCGCAGCCGGTCGGGCGCGTCGGCGCCGTAAAGCGAGATGCGCGCGCCGTTTTCGAGATCGCAGCGCAGCTCGGTCTCGTGGTGGCGCGCGCCCTCGAGCTCGCGGGTGAAGCGCTTCAGATAGTCCCAGGCGACGTTCTTGGCCTGGCGGTAGAACGGCGCGATGTAGGCGTAGCGCGGCGAGTCCTGCTGCCCCTCCGCCGTCGCCTTCTCGATCAGCCGGTTGATGGCGAACACCGTTTTGCCGAAGCGGCGGTGCGCGACCAGGACGTTGAACCGCTTGAGCTCCCGGTGCAGTTCGCGCTGATGCGCCCGCGGCGCGTAACAGGTGTGCATGAAGCGCGGAGGCCCGGCCGCCTTGTCGGATGGCGGCGCCGTCCGCTTGCGTGCCATCGCGCTTCGCCGCCGCTCCCTTGTCCGCAAACGAAAACGGGGCGGCCAAGGGCCGCCCCGCGTACTGTTTCCAGTATATGTATCTATTCCGAATTGTCAAGGTCTGTGTTGCCCCGCGCCGACAGCGCGTCGAGGCCGGCGCGCAACGCCGCCAGTTGCGCCCGCCCGACCGGCCCCAGCAGCACCGGCCCGGCCAGGGTCGGCGGCAGGCGGCCGAACACCGCCACCTCCTCGGTGATCTCGGCGGCCGGGCGGCCGGCCTTGAGCAATCGGCGCTTGGCGGCGCGGTACAGCGCCTCCATCTGCGCCTGGCGCGCCTCCGGCCGCTCCTCGCCGCCGCCGGGACTCGACAGCAGCTCTCGGTACACGCGCTCGTAGCTGAGATGGGGCCGCGCCACCGCCTGGCGATAGAGGCAGGCATAGCGGCTGCCGGCTTCCTGCTGGTCGGCGGAGATCTGGCCGCGCAGGCGCAGCAAGCCGAGCGGCGATTCCGTGAGCGCGGGATCGCCGCCGGCGGCCAGCATCGCCCGGCGGGCCTGGACTTCCGGCGTGCCGCGGTCGGGCGCCGGGGCCTCGCGCCGCGACGGCCGGCCGGCGCGCGCCGCCTTTTCCATGGGTTTCATGGCTCCGCCCCCGGCCGCGCTCAACTGTCGCCCTCCGTGAGGCCGAGGGCCCAGCGCCGCGCCCACTCGGTCAGCCACAACGCGCGCTCGGCGCTCATGGCGCTGTTGACGATTTCCAGCCGCCCGTCGGCGGTGACTCCGATGCCGATCGCCTGCCGCCAGCCGGCCCGCGCCATGCGGTCCACGGCCTCGGCCGCGTTCGGGGAATCGTTTGCCGGCAATGCCACCAGTTCGCCCATGGTTCGTTTCCTCCTGTTGCCGCTCACCACTCGATGAAGCCCTTGGTGACCGCCTGTGCGTCGCGCCAGGCCGCGGTTTCCTTGCACGGACCGCAGACGCGCTCCCCCGGCCCGCGGCCGCGGAAGCGGCGCCGGCAGCGCAGGCAGGCCCGCCATTGCCGGCGATGCCGGACGGGCCGGGGGAGCTCGAAGTCGCAAGGCTCGGTCGACTCGCAAGGCGGCACGCTCATACGCAAGATATTACGCACTCTGCGGCC